CACATATCTTGGGAATGTTAACTGAACGAAAAACTGGTTCGCTCTAGCACCACCCCCAAGTAGATTGGCTTTAAATGCGTCAATATTTGCCATTTAATTTCTCTCCTGTTTATTGTTTATTTAGGGGTTATCCACCGATCTCATCAAACGAAACGCTTGTTCTAGCAGCAACAAAATTAAGAGTAATAAAGTTGATAGAACGAGCAGGTTTGATATAGATGTCAGCAACGAACTGATTGGTATCGATAATCTGACCAGTGTTGTTTGATTCATCACAAACAACTTTATAGTCATAGATACCACGGCGACCTTGAACATCACGTAGGAATGGCTCTACTAAGTTGCGGAATTGAGCACGAGTGAAACCATCGTTGAATTCGAACAACTGGAATTTAGCAGCTGTAGAGATTGACTTCTCAAGAATAATAAACAAGCGACGCACGTTAATACGATCAAAAGCGGATGGCTTAGATTGTAGAGTTTTGTCACCAAACAACACAGTACCTTGTCCTGGGAATGTAGTTACTGGGTTGATACCATTCTTGTAAAGTGTATCACGTTCTGCTTGACTTGGATTGTAAGAAAGTTTAACAACATTCTTAATTACACCACGATTATAACCACCTGGAGAGAACCATGGGTCAGCAGTAAAGTCAGTACGAGCACATAGACCAGCTACGTCACCATTCAATGGTACATAGATGTATTTGTCATTATACTTATCGTACATATATTTGTAACCAGAGTCCATAGAAGCATATGAACTTGATGTGTTAACAGCATTTGAAGATGCAGTTCTGTAGCTGATCAAATTGTTAAACAATGTTGAAGTAGTACAGATTGTTAATGAAGAACCATCGTCTTTAGCAGCTGATACGAATGCGATACAATCTTTACGAACCTCAGCAACGCTTTGGATTACATAGTTAGCAACAACTGATTCAACTTCACCAGTAGCAATTAAACCGATGTCGATATTTTCTGTGTTAGTGAACAAACCGAAAGCAGTTTGTAAACCAGATTTGATAGCTGCATCATGTGCTTTAGAAGAAACTGTATATCCGTCAACACCTTTACCGTTTGACATAATAGCAAGAGCACCTGATGACTCTGTCAAATTATAACCAAGATATGATGTATATGGACGCTTAAATGTCTTAAACACTGTATTAGAACCCATACCAAGAGCATTAATGCTAACACCAAAAGCAGCAGCAGAAGATGTATTTTGATATGTAGTTGAAACAACTGCATCTAGATGTTGCATCAACCAAGCGTAATCAGAGTTACGATTTAGTTGAGTTTTGTAGTAGTTAATTGTACCATCGTTTAACACAGCATCAGATGCTTTAGAAACAGCAGTAAATTTCTCTAGTATTTGTCCTTGAACACCAGTAAAGTAACCAAGACGATCAACAACAACAATGTGCATTTCATCTTTAGCAGAAGAATAACCATTGTTAGATAGGTATGTTGATGTTGCTGGAGCTGTTACGAATGAATCATAATATTCCCACTTGAACACGATTGACACGATACCAGAAGTAATCGCTGGGTTAGATGTCAATGTAGCAGCTGATGCGCTAGTGATAGAAGCGATAGCAGATGTACCCAATAGAGTACCAGTACCTGCAGAACCTGACCAGAACTGAACTACTGTACCAACAGTAGCTTGAGTAGTTATAGCACCACCAGTAATAGACAATGCTGTTGAGTTTTGTGTAGCAGCAATAGTACCTGTAGCTTTTTGGCTGAAAGAATCAGCATCAGCAACAGAAATCTTCAATGAGTTACCCATTGAACCTGGATACTTGGCGATAGTTGACACTGTTGTTGCTGAATAACTTGCGTAGTTAGCAACATAGTCATCTGAACTCTTAACTGTAACTGCAGTAACATCTTCAGACTGAGCATTAAACGCAGTCGGAACACCAGATGTGTATGGCAAAGCACGAACAACTACCATATTGCTTGAATATGATAAGAAGTTTGCTGCAGTAAAGAATGAGCGAGCAATAAAATCATTAACACCTACTGGTTTACCAAATGTAGATGCTAAATCTGCTTCAGATCCTAATGTTAGTGCTTGTTCGGCAGGTCCCCAGCGGAAAAATCCAGCTGTTGCGCCTACAGAGGCAGCGATTTGAGGAATTACCAGCGAGAGATCTTTCTCTACAACTGATATTCCTGGAGAAACTTGAAATGGCATGGCTATATCTCCTTGATACGATTATTTGTCGTTGTTAAACAACCCTATGTTTCATCTTTTTATTTAGTAATTTGGTGATTTCAGAAGTTTTGAATCACTTCTTCTGGTCTTCCATCATCAATAAACCCAAATGGAGTCAATTCTTCTTCAATCGCTTTCATTTGTTTTTCGTACATACTCTTTCTCAGATTAACATCTTTAATGCTTAAATCTTTGAAATACGTATTTGTTGTCAACCAACCAAATAACACCAATGGCATAACCAAGTCATCGTGATACCCATCATCGGCTTCGTAGGATCCCTTTTTCTCAATAAATGTTGATATTTCAGAAATTGTATCGATATCATTTACAATCAATTTATTTTCTTCAACCATACTCTTAAAGTTGTGGCAACCGATGCGTTTTACACGCTTATCTGTATTTACCCCAAACTGAACCTTACCTCCACCAAAACCACCTGAGACAACTTGACCCATGGTAGTTCTATTTACGAAAATTATATTTTCATACATTAGTTCATCGTGCAAGATGTAAGCAACCTGTTCGCTAATGTTAATTTCAATTAATACATATGCATCATTATAGTCTGTCGCAATCTTATGTATTACGTTAGGATACAACAGAGGACTTATCTTATTGTTTCTATACTTACCAACCATTTTATAAGGCAACTCTGTCATGTCAACAATCACAAATGCAGAGTAGTCACCACCAACACCTTTAGCGATGTCAGCAATAATACAGTACTGGTGTCCTTTCTTAGGATACTCAGTTAAATCTAAACCATCTTTAGTATGTATAATTTCATCTGGGGATAGTTTAGCAATAGTAGATGCATCAACAAGGGTTAAACTAGAACCCAAGAATTTACACATTACCTCTTGGTTGTATTTCAACTCACCAAGTTGACGACGCTGTTCTTCAGCCCATGCTTCATCACGTCCTGGAATTTTCCAGTAAGGAATGAACATAGGAACAAAGTCATTACGACCTTTCTCTGCATCGTTCCAGAATTTCCAGAAATGATTATAACCCAATGGGGTTGAGGTAATCAAAATCTTAGATGTCGTACCAGCAGAGATCGTTGGATAGACAGAAGTAAAGAAAGATTCAGCAACAGTATTCGGAATAATCGCTGCTTCGTCAATATACAACAAGTTAACTGACTTAGAACGAATACCAGCTGCTGTTGTTGCAGCAGTAAATACCTTTGAACCATTCTCTAATTCAACATCTCCCTTGTTCCAAGTAGTTACCCCCTGCTGCATCCAAAGTGGCAAATTCTCGTACATTAATTGATATCTAGAGAGAATTTCACGAGCAGTTGATGCTTTATTGGCCAAAATCGCCACGTTTTTGCTACCCTGAAACAAAGTGTACCATAATATATATGCAGCTGCAGTTGTTGTTTTACCTTGCTGACGACCTTCCATAATAATAACTTTACGATTATTGTGGATCGTTTCAATTTTTTCTTTTTGACATTCGTATAATTTAAACTGTTGTAAACCTTTGTCAATCGTAACAATATAACAATAATTATCTACAAAATAAACTGGGTCTTGCGAACATTTGATGTATTCTTGGATGTTCTCTTGAGTAAACTCAACAACAACACCAGCAGCTTTTAAATTCGAATTAGCATTATATGTTTTTGCCATTTAGAAATCGCCCAATGTCCAACTTTGCGTTACAGGAATGGGATCTGTTGCTACTGGTGTAGTTGATGGAGTAACAGAAACATTAAATGTCTCAAGTGTCTGATTAACATCTGCGCCAGCAACATCAGTAGTTGGATTAATAACAGTGGCAGTAACTGTCTTAATAACCTTAGAAGTTGTAATTGGTCCAAACATTTGCGTTTTCATTGTAAATGTTAGAGTATAAATTACAGATCTTTTTGTTTCAAACTGACCATCGTAGTCATCTGTCAATGAGACTGAATTTAAAACTGTAGGCACATCATATGTATATCCCATATCTGGGTCCAAATTAACAGTCACATTATAATGTGGTGTAAAGAAAGGAAGAATCTGTTCAACAATTTGAAGAGCATCTTCTTGTGTTTTTGCTAAGATGTATAATTGAATAGACAAGTTATATGGAACAGGAACAAACTGCTCACGTCTTACTGTTCCATCTGTTGTATCTTGTACAGCAAGTTTGTTAATTGAGTGTAGTTTTCTTGCGTTATCGTATTGAAAATCTGTAATTTCAAAAGTCATTCTTGGCAACACAATCTCGATCGGACGATTGTTATCTAAATCTGGATCCATCTCAGTACGAACCAACCATTTTTCTTTTGGTCCATATGTAATTGGCACTTTGATGAATTGATTGTCTGTGCCATCAAGATTGTCTCTTTTTACATAGATATCATTAAACAGTTTACCGAAAACGATAATGCTATTTTTTACTGTTGAGAAATAAAAATGTGAATGATTAAGCATCGTTTACTTCTCCGAATGGATTTGTTTCATCAAAATCGATTAATCCTGAACCTGCGACATCAAGATTAGTATTATCTGTTTGATCAGTTGTTGGTCCAGTTGCTTGCTCTAATGAAATATCTAAACCAGATTCGGTATCAAATATTTCTCCATGTTCAGCACGAATATAAGGTTGATCATATGTGAAGTTATCTTCAATTGCATCAATTTCAGCAACACCAGTTTCAAGTTTCTCACTAGCATACTGGAATGTTTCAATTCTTAACTTGTAAACATACAATTTACCAAGCTGATAGAATGGGTCTTCGTGTTCTACGAAACGAACCTCAAACAATTTCTTTGTGAGTGGGAAATAAATCAAGTCGCCCTCTGCTGGACGTGTAAGTCTTGTTACATTATGACGTGCAATTTCTTTTTCCCAAGTGCGACGAGCAACTACTAATGTTGCTGATTTCTCTACTTCAATACCAAACTTTTGTAAAAATGTTCCTTGACCTTGGAAGTCATCAACATCTTCAAAATACATTTCTATTTGATAGGCTGCTTCGAATTTAGAAAGCACATCTTCACCGAACACGATATCCTTGGCAACAAGAATACGTGGAATGTAGTACACGTCCTGACCATAAATCTTAAGAGACTCAACGATTAAGTCTTCTACTAGATATTGTTCAGATCGTGTTCCTTGTGTGAAGTATACATTTCTAGCCATTTCATCCTACCATAAAGTCTGCTGGCAATGAGAACATAGTTTGAATTTCTTGTTCCAACTCTTCTTTTTCTTGAACTGCTTCGGCATATAATTTATCGCCATCAAGAGTAACGCCACCTGGAAGAGCAATACCAGAAAACTTTTTAATATTTGTTGCCCATTGTTTTTTAACTAAACAAGTAGCATAACGCTTCAACCAAATATCATTCCAAACACTAGCCCACAATTCTGGATCCATAGCACGATAGCAGTCTACAATAATATACATACTAGAATTCAATTCATGACTCCATGATTGATCGATATACAAACGATTTTGATGTTTGTTAAATCTTAATGGCTTTGAACCATTTAACAATAAGTCAAGAGTAGCGATATAATCGCGAACTGTGCTGTAGTAAACAAGACTTGTGTTTGTTAAATCATATAGATCGTTAAGACGTAGTTGGTATTGTAGGTTAAACAAACCATCAGTACCACCAGAAGCAGTATTATCGCCAGAGTATGGGAAAATATTACGAACACCAATTATCAGTTAGTTGAGAGGAATATATCCGTTGGTGA